GCGAACTGGTGGAAGGTCTACGGCCTTGGTCAGGTCGGGACGCTTCAGGGAGCGATATACGAGGACTTCGAGGTGGTGGAGGGTATCGATGTCAGCCGAGCGAAATTCGTCGCCCTTGGGCTTGACTGGGGGTTCAGCAACGACCCTACGGCCTTGGTAGCAATCTACCGCCAAGGGGACTGCCTGCTGATTCAGGAACTGCTCTACTCCACGGGTCTAACCAACCAAGACATCGCAGACAAACTGCGGTCGCTCGGCATTACAAGGGCTTGGGAAATCGTGGCCGATTCAGCAGAACCGAAGTCCATCGAGGAAATCTACCGACTTGGATTCAACATCAAGCCAGCAGAGAAAGGTCCCGATTCGGTCAGGAACGGCATCGACATCCTGAAACGCTTCAAGTTGCAGGTTACCAAGGACTCGACCAACCTCATCAAAGAACTGCGGTCCTACACTTGGGCGACCGATAAGGAGGGCAAGAACACAGGGGTCCCGATTGACTCATTCAACCACGCCTGCGATGCGATGCGATATGTGGCACTCAACAAGTTAAGAGTCAGTAATGCAGGGAAGTATGTTGTTGTTTAACTTTGGGGCATGAACCCCAAACAATATGAGAGATTTTGTCGTGCGCCTATTAGACGAAAGAGATGGACTTTACATAAAAATGACTAAACTTGAGCATTTTATTCAAAGCGATAAGGCTGAATCAATGGATAAAATTGCGTTTGGACTTCTTAATACTCAACTTGAAGCAATGAAAACCTACCACAGAGTTTTAGACGAAAGAATAGCCTTGCTACTTAAAGAAAGAATAACCTTGCTGCTTACATGAACACCGAACGCATCCTTGACCTGCTAATCGAAATCGGCAAGACGATTGCAGCCGTTTTCTTCATCATCACCCTTCTAACCCTCCTTTGGACCTTATGAAAGTCATCCACTACTACCACGTTTATTGCGGAGGGAATTGGCAGTTAATCCTGAACCAGCATATGATGGCGGTCTGCAATTACGGCCTCATCAATGTCTTGGATGAGATAAGGGTCGGCATCGTCGGTCCACCCGAACAACGCAAGGCGGTCAAGGAGGTGCTGGAGAACTCGATGGTGGCCGATAAGGTCAAGGTCGTGGTTACCCGGACCAACGCTTGGGAGCAGGCGACCCTGACCGAAATGTACCGGGCAAGCCAAGAGGAAGAAGCCGTGTACCTCTACGCCCACACGAAGGGGGCAAGCGACCCGTCCCTCATCAACCAACTTTGGAACAGGTCTATGACTTTCTTCAACGTGGTTGCTTGGGAGCGGTCCCTGCAACTGCTGGAAGGCGTGGATGCAGTCGGATGCCATTGGATAACCAAGGAGCAGTTCCCTCACATGGCGGATCACAACAACCCCGAAGGCTACCCCTACTTTGGTGGAACCTATTGGTGGGCTAAGTCGTCCCACATCAAGGAACTGGGCGAACCGGTACGCAAGCAGAGGTGGCAGGCCGAACATTGGATTGGCAAGAAGCCTGACACCAAGGTCCACGACACCAACCCCGGATGGCCGGGTCCCGAAAAGTTTGTAATCACATTTTAATTATGAAAGACAAAGAACTGATTGCCATCCTCGACGAGTTAGACCTCAATGGTGCTGACTGGGAGGGAGGAACCGACAAGGCCAACGGCCACAACTACACAAGCACCTATGCCAAGTACTTGGCTGAAATGCGAGCCGACCACATCAACTTCGTGGAGATAGGCGTGTGGCACGGAGGGTCCATGGCTATGTGGTGCAAGTATCTGCCCAAGGCCAAGTTCTTGTTCTACGACATTGCCAACCAAGTCAAGCCAAAGGCTGACAAGCACATTGACTGGACTCGTTCAAGGCTTCATATCGCATCGGCCTACACACCCGAATCCGTGCAAGTCGCAAGGGACTATTTTAAGAACGGCATCGACTTCCTGCTCGACGATGGCCCACACACCTTAGACTCCATGTTGCAGGTCGTCAGCCTGTATGCACCATTGATAAACCAAGGCGGTGTTTTAATGATTGAAGACGTGCAGAGCAAGGATTGGTTTGTGAACCTGTCAGCCGTAGCACCGAGCAATTCAATCTTTGAGGCCATAGACCTAACCGAATCGGGCCGATACGACGACCTTATCGCTGTTTACAAGTTCTAACCATGGGCATCCCCGTCATCATCAACAACCGCAACCTGCTGACATGGCCCAAGGCGATGGTCAGGGACTTGAGCAAGTGGGAGGGGATTGGGGATATTTACATCGTGGACAACGGTTCAACCTACGAACCTTTGCTGGAGTGGTACGCCACCAACCCCTGCAAGGTCGTAATGCTTGGCGAGAACTTGGGCCATCAAGCCCCATGGACTTCGGGCTTGGTGCAACAACTGGGAGAGCCGTTCTATGCGGTTACAGACCCGGACCTTGACCTTTACAAGACCAGCAAGCGGACGATTCCCATGTGCTTGGAGTGGTTGCAACAATTCCCCCAAGCAGGCAAGGTCGGCCTGTCGCTCCGATGGGATGACGTGCCTCCAAGGTCGTCGTACTATACCCATGTGAACAACTACGAGGCGACTCGTCAGCGTAATTCACGGGTCATCATGGCAGCAAGAGTTGACGTTCCTATCGACACGACCTTTGCCGTTTACAATCGGCAGGAATACTTCATCGGTGGGGTTTCGTTGCTTGAGTCAGCGAGGCACATTCCATGGTATTACTCGGAGAAAGAACGCAAGGCTGATAAGGAGTTCAGCCAGTACCTTGCATCGGCATCGTCGGCATCGTCCTACAAAACCTTCTTGAAACTATGAAACTCCAAGACCTCACCATCGACCAGTTCCAGCGCATCGGAGCCATTGAGTTCTCCAGCGTGCTTGGGGACTACGACAAGCGTGCAGGGGTCGTCGCAATCGTTGAGGGGGTCGATATATCACTTGTCCGAGAAATGCCCGCCAAGGCCGTCCTAAAGCGTTACAAGGCCATTATCAGCGAGTGGAACGCATTGCCTGCCCTTGGGTACAAGCGAAAGTTCAAAGCCGGGGGCAAGTGGTGGATTCCGACGGTGTTCACGGATGAGTTGACCGCTGGGCAGTTGATAGAGTTAATGGACGCAAACACGACGGACGAGAAACAACTCCTGCAGAACCTCCACCGAATCATGGCGACCTTGTGCAGGGAAGGCGGTCTATTCGGATTATTCCCGAAAAAGTACGACGGGGCTGCCCATGCGGAGCGAGCCGAACTGATGAAGAAACACGCCAAGGTGGGCGACGTTTGGGGCGTTGTCAGTTTTTTTTTGCTAAGTTCAGAATCCTACTTGAAAGTTTTGAGCGACTATTCCAAGCACCTGATGACGAAGGCCGAGGGGTTGACGTAAGCCCTCTTGCAGGCTACGGTTGGCTTATGGTGGTGTGGAGGATGGCAAACAAGGACGTGCTGAAGTTCGATGCCATCTTTGCGATGAAAGCGGTGGAGTTCTTGAACTACGCCCTGCTGATTCACGATATTTTGGAGGCAGAGAGGATGGAAGCGGAGCGAGCGAGGCGCAGATAGACACTATCCGGCACGGGTTACATTTACCCACATGGAGTTCAACGTCTTTGTAGGGGGGTCAGGAAAGAAACTGACCGATATCCAAAAGGAGGCCCTTGCTGACTTTGGTGTGGCTCTTGAAGATGGGGCCATTGAGAACAAGTCCCATGCCTTGGTTGTCAAGTGGCTTGAAGGAGTGGTCCGCCTTGCAAAGCAGAACCTTGCCAAGTCGAACGCCATCGCAAGCAACGCCCTCTCGCAGTCCATCACCGTTACCCCGATATCCCTAAACGACCAGTCCTTCGTTGTCGCTATTGAGGCAGCGGATTACTGGAAGTTCGTGGACCTCGGTGTCAAGGGTGCAAATTCAAGCAAGCGTGCGCCTAACTCGCCATTCCAATACCGGGACAAGCGTCCACCTATCCGCCCGATTCAGGAGTGGATTGCGTTCAAGGGCATTCCGCTGGAAGGCCGGGACAAGAAGGCAGCAAACAGGTCCTTTGCCATCAACATCGCCAACAAGATTCGGAGGGAAGGTCTGCGAGCGACCAACTTTATGAGCAATGCAGTAAGCCCCGAAATGATAGAGGTCCTGACCGAAAACATCGCAGAGGTCCTTGGCAAATCCATAAGCGTAGCAACCAAACTATAAAATGGCAGTAACCGTCCTTTCCGGGTCGCCCCAAGTGGCTACACCCGTTTACAACAAGATGCTATTCAAGGTCAGCAGCGACCAAATAGCCCAGCCTAATTACCGATTCGTTTGCGATGTCAAAGACAGTGCAGGGAGTACATACGCCCGGCTAAAGTGCGATAAATTACCGATTACCAACCAAGGATTCTTCGATGTCGCCAAGGTCGTTGAAACCCTTATTGCACCGACCAAGCCATCGCTGACGCAGACCGCATTCAGCAATCATTCGGGGTACTATTCGGGGTATCGCTTGGACTTCTTCGACGAATACGGCAACACCCCAGTCGTGCAGACGGGGACCGTTACCACCGTCAGCGGGGCCATAGCCTTTGCGGGGAACTTGGAGCAGTTGGAGTTTCAGTCCTACAATTCTGCGACTCGATTCCCTTCGGGTACGCTTTTGGGTAGTTTGGCTTTGACCACCCCGACCCGATTCGTATGGCACTCCAATACCGAGGCGAGGTGGCTCGCTCAAGGAAAGGGAACCACAACGGCCAACTTTGACAAAGCCCTCATTCGCTACTACACGGCAGGGGGTACGCTTACACGGGTTTACACGGTCAACAACGGCCAACCAGCGGTGCAGCAAGTCGTCCGCTTTGGTGCAGGGCCAAGCAACGTCCGGGCATTGACTTCGGGTCAAGCCAGCGACGGGTTCAGCGGTGAGTACCTATTCCCGTCC